GGTTCTGGTACCGGCTCCGGCTCTGGTACCGGCTCTGGTAGTGGTTCAGGCTCTGGTAGCGGCTCTGGTAGTGGTTCTGGCTCTGGCAGTGGTTCCGGTTCCGGCTCTGGCTCTGGCAGTGGTTCCGGCTCTGGCTCTGGCAGTGGTTCCGGTTCCGGCTCTGGCTCCGGCTCCGGCACTGGTTCCGGTTCTGGTTCTGGCTCAGGTTCTGGTAGCGGATCAGGCGGTGGTTCTGGCACTGGTGATGGTACTTGCGAAGGTGATAAATGCGGCGAGGATGATGCTCAGGTTTCCGGTGACATGCAGTGTCAAACCGTAGTCTCTTGCACTGGTGATGTAATTCAATGCGCTGTACTTCGTCAGGAACATCAATCACGTTGTGCTGATAAAGAATATCGCGACCTTACTGAGAAAAAGATAGCTGACTTAAAGTCCGAACTTCAATCTGAATTTGCCGGTGAAGACTACAAGCCTATTAAGCCTGATTCTGATTCTACGTTCGACCTTTCATCAATGATTGATACTAGCAGTCGTTTTGGTGCTTCTTGTCCTGTTCTAAGGACTATAAGTGTTCCGTTTATGTCTGGCAGATCATTTACTGTTGATCCTAACGTTCCTGGTCTTTGTACATTTCTCACGTTTATGGGTTATCTCATTGTTGCTTTCGCAATGCGTAAGGCAGCTGAAATTATCGCAACTGGAGTTTGATAAATGCCTGCAATTATTGGTCTTTTCTTACGCATGGTGGGTCTTTCTATAGTCCCTCTGGGTTGGAAGTTACTTCGGGGTCTTGGTTTTGCTGCAATAAGTTATGTTGGTATTGATGCTGCTCTCGACAAGGCCAAGGGTTATGCCTTCTCTCAGCTTGGTGGTTTGCCTAGTGACTGGATTGCTGTCCTTGGTATGCTCAAGATAGATGTTTGTTTGAATATTTTGTTTTCTGCATATATCGCCCGTGCTCTGCTCGCTGGTATGAACAAGGCTGGCAGTAAAACATCCATGAAGTGGACACCTAAGGAGTAGGGCGCATGTTATTTCTCCGTACTGGCTTGCCGGGTTCTGGTAAAACACTTAATACTATTAAAGAAATCGACCTTGAGCATGCTGCTGATCCTAACAATCCTCAGCTAAGGCTGCATAAGGACCCTGATGACCCTACGTTGCCGCCTAGGACCATTTATTACCACGGTATCCCTGAGCTTAAGGTCGATCAGCTTAAGTCTAAATGGGTTGAATGGGAAACTCCCGACCTTTGGTATGACTTGCCTGACGGTTCCGTTATTGTCATAGACGAGGCTCAGGGCACATTCGGTACTGATATCCGTGGACGTGTTGAAAAAGTTACTCGCTTTGAGAAACATCGACATCATGGTTGGGACGTTCATATCATCACGCAGCATCCATCACTTATTTGTTCGCCTGTACGAAAGTTGGTAGGCAAGCATATAAACTTTATTCGCCCATATGGCCGTACTAAAGGCATATTCAGGCATGAATATGAGATGTGTATTGATAAGCCTGAAAGTCGAACTAACTTCAAGATGGCTCAAGAGTCTAAAATAGAGTTCGATAAGCACTATTTTGGCCTTTATAAGTCATCAACCGTTCATACTCACAAGAAGGTCACGCCTAGTTATTACAAGTTGGTTCCGCTCTTTCTTGCTGTTCTTATTATTCCTATTTTCCTGCTTGGTTTTGGCTTTTGGTATGTCATGAAGAGCAAAACATCTGACAGCGAAGCTCTTATGCACTCAGAGTCTCAATCAACTGTTTCAGAAGCTAAGCGACCTGTATCAGTATCTTCAACGCCCGGTGTTACTACCCAAGGCCGTACTGTTCAACCAGTTCAGGAATATGTTCAGCAGTACAAGCCAAGAATTGCTGATGTCGAGTCTTCTGCGCCTAGGTATGATGAAACCAATAAGGCCCGAGATTTCCCACGTCCCACCTGTATGGCGTCAACTGATGTCCGTATGTTGTTGACGGCTAAGTCCAGAGGTTTGAGCACTGGCTCATTTAACGGTGAAGACACCGTGTGTCAGTGCTATTCACAGCAGGCCACACGCATGACTACTTCCTTTGATTTCTGCATGTCAGTTGTCCAGAACGGATACTTTGATGACACCAAGCAGCAACCTGCGTATGCCACACCTGTCGGTCTTTCATCAACTCGTTCCCAGGAGTCGCGTGACGGTCCGCTGCGAGGGCTCGCAGCTGTGGACCAGAGCGCGCCAACCACAAAGCCTTCACGGTTCAACATCATTCCTGATACCAGTCGCACGCAGAGGACTATCAAATGAGGAATAAATTTCCCGGTCATTGTCTGTCTTGTATGCGTTGGACACCTGCAGGTGAAGGTCATCCGCAAAAGACCGGTGGTGCTCTCAGGGGGCTTATCAAATGGCGTGTAAAATGTGTTCAGTGTGTTGAGCGTGACCGTAGCCTTGCTCAAGAGTCATATAACTCGACTAAACTGTAATTTAGTTGAGTTATGCTTTTTAGTGATTAAAAGGACTGTACCTCGATCCCGAGGTGAATTCCAGAGGTACGCATAATGTGTGGACGTTATGGTACTTGCGGCCAACGGCCAGAATCGACCGCCGGGACTATAGCGCAGCCCCCGGCGCTCGATTTAGCCATAACGTCAATTATGCGTAGCGGTACCATTATGTTTGCCCTGGCGCGACAGCCGGCGCGTCTTTTGGTACCAAACTACTTGTTCTATCGATACGATTTGGTACCATTAACTCGCCTAGGATCTTCACCTGGTTAACTGGAGTGGTACCAAAATGCTCATCAAAATCACTGACGCTGATCCTGACTTCGTTGAAAAGCTTAAATCACTTACCAGCAAGAACACCGGCGCTAAGGCCTACGCTCATGCCGCTGAGTGTTATGGCATGTACGTCACCGCTAATGCCTTGGCTTCTCTTGAGATTGATCAACTCAAGGATGAAGTATCACGCCTTATAGCTGTTATCGAAGGTGCTCGATCTGCTGCCGCGCTTCTGCTTGATAAAACCGGCCAGCTTGATCTGCTTGATTGATTTGGTACCACTGAGTTCGCCGATCGGCGCATCGAGGTCGTTGCCCAGGAACGGATTTGGTACCGTTCCTTCGCTTCACCATCCCATCACTGATTACTCTGCTTTACCGCAACGGACCCATAACGCACAGCACCTCGGTTGTCAGGTCCCGAAGGCTCGTACTTGCAGCACTTGTCCGGTCAAAGCGAGTCCAGCATCTGGTATGTCTTCTCTGGCGATTCCTGCGCAGCCGGCTTTGCTTTTTCGCGTGCCTGGCTTTCTCGGCCTACGCCTGATCCACCGCAAGCCTGGCATTCGTCGTCGTCTCCACCGCAGTGCACGCATATTCCGCTTAACTGCATCAGCTCTTTGCCGAATCTACGCAGAACGTCGTCCTGTCGCGACTCCCAAAGCTCCTCTGAGAGCCTTTCGCCGATTCTGTACATCCGCACCGCTTTTGCTTCTGTCATCGTCTCAGCCCTTTAGGATTTTCAGCACCTTGCTGTCTTCTCGAAAGCAGCTGCCGCCGTACTGTGTTTTGCCGTGCGGTTTTTCGAAAAACTCTTCCAGTGCTTTCCTGCACTCTGTTTCCGTGCTGTACGGCCTCATGATGCTTGCTGTGCTTGATCCTGCCATCGTTATTGCCAGTATCCAGTGCATCACGCCTCCTGCGATTTTGAGCCAGCCGGGTGGGGGTGCTGTTACACCCCCACTTTACCGAAGACTACTTCGGTCCATCATCACTGCGAGAGGTCTTCTTGCTGGAAAACCATTACCAGACCTTTTATCGCTCGCTTGACTTCTGCCTGTTGGCATTCAGGCAGCGTTGCCACGACAGAAAACAGCTTTCTCAGTTCCGCTTTTACTGACCGTTCGTCTGGTTCCATCAGTATCTCGTCTGTTGAAACTCCGAAACCTTTTGCCATCGCCCGTATTGGATCCGCAGTAGGCAGGCTAGAACCCGCCTCGTATTTACGGTATGTCCCTAGTGGTATTCCACATATGGACGCTGCTTCCTCTATCTTCAACCCTTTGTTTTCGCGTGCTTTTTTGATGTTTTCTGCGACTGACATGTCCGTCAAGCCTTGCTCAGTGGTTGTAGTCAATGATCATACCCTCCGTCTTTTCGGTTGCTTCCAAATGCGGGCATTCTACCGTCCACATATGGCTTGACACCAACAATCCATATTAGGTAGCTTTGCACCCCACATATGGACCTTGACGGAATTTTTGGATGTTCATCGACTGGCTCAGCATTTCTCAGGAACACGACCACGACCTTCCGGTTGTGTGTGACGTTCAGTTCCTGACTGTTGATACCCTTAGCGGTGACGTTATCAGCACTAAGCAACCTAAGTTTAAGCACACTGAATCTTATTCAACTTCCGTCACTATTCATGTTCAAGGTAGAAAAATCCGCATAGATGGAAATCCCAGTCGTATAGGAAGGCTTGATAACCTTTTTGGATTTACTAATATTGATCAATGCGTTTCCGTTTATAACGCTCTTCTTGCTCAATATGGTCTACCGCCATTTACTCGCTGTACTAAAGTCTATCTTCGTGACGGTGTTTCCGGTGCAAAATCTGGAGATATTGTTGCTGATGGTGCCAAGATAGAGCGCATTGATTTAACTACTAACGTAGCCCTTGGTGAAGGCAATTGCCTTGCGTATCTTCGTGGCGTTTCTTCACAGAGGATAGGTCATAGTATTGGATTTCTTTATCCTAATGGCCGAACTGTAACGTGGACTCCAAAGGGTAATGGCCAAGGCGGTAGGCTTCAATATCGTAAGGCTTATGATAAGTCTTTTGAAATGGACCAAAATAGCCTTCCCAAAATTAAACGTTCTTTTGGTGAAAACTCTCAAGAGTACGATTATGTAAAGCAAGTACGTGATTATTGCGCCTCTAACGGCGTTGTTCGCATGGAACAAGAGCTTAAAAACGAATATCTCAAGCGTGAAGGGCTCGCCTATTGGGGCATGTTTAATGAGTCTCGCTTAACCACTATACATAATGAATTTCTTGGTCTTGATCAACGAATGAAGGTGACTGCAATGGACCTTATGAGTATTGCTGACAAGCTGATAGAGGAGGGTGTTTGCAAGGGCAGGGCATCAGCTAACGCAACTGCATCACAGGCTATTCTCTGGATGTCTGGAAGCCCTCACGGTATATCTCAACGTGCGTTTGAAACTCATGCAGCTCGCTTGAACAGAATTGGTATTAATATACGTAATGCTTGCGATACTTCACGGTACGCTCCCGTTTTTGTCCGTCAATGCCGTGAAGTTACAAAAAGTGCTCTTCCCATACCTGCTTGGTATCGTAGGCCTAATCATTTGCAGTTGGCAGCATGAAGACTGTAAGCCTTCAAGGCATTCAGCTTTCACCTGGACAACGTCGCATGCTTGAACAGCAGCGTCACGTTCGTCAGTTTATGAATCCTGTTCTGACCCAGCAAGTTTCTGAAACACTTGCTGTTATCGAGGTTCGGAAAGAGCAGGGCGTTAAACCCGAAAAGATTTGGTTCCATTGTCGTGAGTCAAGCTGGCAAGGCACTATCTCTGTAGCTGAATGGATGGGTTACTAATGGATAAGTCCCAATATCAGATTCTCCGTTATTCTGTTGAGGCTGAAATTGCTAATTTTAACTCTGGCAATATTGATGACTCTGCTTTCGCTAGCTCGCTTATGCGTTTGTTTTTACAGGCTACATCAGCTGAACAAGTACGCTTGCAAATAGCTAAGCGTCAGTTTCTCACGTTTCGCCGTGTACCTAATTTAATACCGCCCAGCTGGGCATACTCCAATCCGAGCTTAAGTTCTCGGCTCCCCACACTTTAAAAGGGCAATACAATGTCTCTCAAATTTCCTACTTTGATGGTAGAAGTTACTGGCATCTTTCGTGCAGGCACGTCCTCCAAGGGCAAGCCTTATGCCATGTTTCAATCTTTCGTTCACCTGCCCGGCATTCCATATCCTCAGAAGGTTGACTTCTATGCGCAGGATCAAAATGACTGCCCGCAACCTGGCACTTATGAGTGTGATGTTATGTGCGACGTTCGTGATGGTCGCCTTCAATTCACCGTTGATCCTCGTCAAGGTCGTCGTAAAAACATTCCTCCGCTTTCTGATGCAATGAACCCTCAGAAGGCTGGCTAATATGAATTTTCTCGGCTGTGATGGTATGTGGCAAGTTCAGGCAGACGGTACTCCCGTTTGTACTGGTCAACTTCAAACTTTCACAGTCCAAGAAATGCGGGACTCTCTCAGTCCTGCTATTACCGCAGAACAGCGTATGGAAATAACTGGTGCTTTACTCGCACTCTTTGTTTTTGTCTGGGTCTGCAAAACCGTCCGCAACTCATTTTAAGGTGTTTTATGAAAAACAAATTGCTCGTTCTCTGCAAATCCGGCCGCGCTCAGTTGGCAGCCGCCTCGATCGTCATGGCAACTGCTTCTCCGTCTTTCGCTGCCGGTGCTCAAATCGACACCGCTGAAGCCCTGGGCTACGTTGCCGGTGGTGTTGCTGCCGCTGCTGCTGTTGTTGCTGCTATGTTTGGCCTCGTTGCCCTCATCGGTGCAGCCAAGAAAGCAATGCGCGCAGGGACTTAATTAACCCTGTTTGCCCGGTGGGAGTCTTTCCCTCCGGGCTTTTTTTTGTCTGGAGAAAACCATGGGGCCACTAAAATGTTTATTGATCCGAATGACTTCGTTTGGTTCTGGGTTACGGCTGCGCTTTTTCTTTTGTGTACTGGCCGTTAGTCTTTTTCCTATTACTTCTTACGCTCAAACTTGCGTTTGGAATGGTTCGTATCCTTCTGCTGGTGCTGCTTGTTCTGCACTTGGCTCACAAGCTGCTGTCGGTGACTATCCCGTTCTTGCTGGCACTAGAGTTCAAATTAATGCCGACAATACTGGTGGTTCATGTTGGGCTACAGTCAAGCAGGCTCAGTACGACTCAAGTAAGGAGGTATTCATTGGTCTTTCTGCAACTTGTACTTCTGATCCCCCAACTACACCCGATCCATCACCTGATCAAAAGTGCAAAGATGCCAAAGGTGCAGTTCAAAAGAGTTATAGTTGGAATCAATCTACAGATATTCCTGTACCTCCTTCACCCGGTGGCTGTGCAACTACAATATCCGGCGTAGGTATTTGTACTGCCGCTGCCTCTGGTGGTTTTACATGTACTGCGGATATAACTATTACCGGTGAACTCTATGTTGCACCTGAGCCTACACCTACACCTGATCCTACGACACCTGGCACCGGCTCCGGCGACACTGGTACCGGTTCGGGTTCGGGTTCTGGTACCGGCTCCGGCTCTGGTACCGGCTCTGGTAGTGGTTCAGGCTCTGGTAGCGGCTCTGGTAGTGGTTCTGGCTCTGGCAGTGGTTCCGGTTCCGGCTCTGGCTCTGGCAGTGGTTCCGGCTCTGGCTCTGGCAGTGGTTCCGGTTCCGGCTCTGGCTCCGGCTCCGGCACTGGTTCCGGTTCTGGTTCTGGCTCAGGTTCTGGTAGCGGATCAGGCGGTGGTTCTGGCACTGGTGATGGTACTTGCGAAGGTGATAAATGCGGCGAGGATGATGCTCAGGTTTCCGGTGACATGCAGTGTCAAACCGTAGTCTCTTGCACTGGTGATGTAATTCAATGCGCTGTACTTCGTCAGGAACATCAATCACGTTGTGCTGATAAAGAATATCGCGACCTTACTGAGAAAAAGATAGCTGACTTAAAGTCCGAACTTCAATCTGAATTTGCCGGTGAAGACTACAAGCCTATTAAGCCTGATTCTGATTCTACGTTCGACCTTTCATCAATGATTGATACTAGCAGTCGTTTTGGTGCTT